GCGGAGGGGGCGGGGCCTCGACCTTCCTTGACCTCACCGACACGCCCTCTTCCTACTCTGGATATGCGAAATATAGCCCCATGGTCAAGGACGACGAGACCGGCCTCGCCTGGCAGTCCTTCGCCGACATGGAGCTGGAGTCGCGGACGATCTACGTGGACGCCGACAACGGAAGCGACACCACTGGCGACGGGAGCGAAAGCAATCCGTTTCAGACTTACGAAAAGGCGCTTTCGACGGTCCGCAACGCAATTGCAGACGGCGTGACGATAACGATATTCTTGAAGGCCGCAACCAACCCGTATACATGGGTCGACACATCGCGATTGTGTGCAGGAAGCGGCTTGCTAAAAATTCAGGGCGAAATGAACGTCCTTGTCTCAGGGACGGTGGATTCAGCGACAAATACCACCCTCACTGATACGGGGGCGTTTGGGACGAACGATTACTCCGGAAAGCTTATCCATATCACGGGCGGAACCGGAGCAGGACAGTGGAGGGTGATAGACTCCAACACTGCAGACCAAGTTACCGTGTGCGGGGTGTGGGAAACCACGCCAGACAGTACCAGCACGTATGAAATAGTGGATTGGGGGACTGAATTTTCGGGGACCGTACAACCCGGTAATGGCCGAATCGAGTTCGAATTGGTAAAGATGCCCAAGTGCGGACCCACAGCAGTTCGTTTAGATATTACTTGTGACCGCTGTTCTTTGGAACAATATGCTCCTGTAGATGGTTCCGAATATATACGAGGAATTTTTGACACCTGCAGTTTCTACACTTCCGCCCAACAGGGCTGCTTTAGGACAGACGGGAAGGGTGTGGGTACATATGTTTTTAGGCGATGCAGGCTTAAGATGTCAGGAATTAACTATGTCGTTGTCTATGCCAAAGGAGCCGGCCATTATTTCCTGATCGAACGAGGAACAGTGATAGACGGAGGCGGTGCGGCTTCATACGGAATAAAAGTCGCCCTGGCCCATGCACGCCTCTTTTGCCAGCAAACAAATGGCGTTTGGGACAAAAACACTATCCGCAACAACTCTGTTGGTTTGAGGGTAGAAGCGGGCGGCAAAGCGACCTTCACAGGAACGACCTACAACACTTATTCCGGGAATTCTACGGATCGCGAGGCGGACACTGGCACTTATTCTTGGTATGCAAATTAGGGAAAGGAAAATGCTTTTGGTCACATATGACGATAGCGGCAGGGTTATAGGGATATACCGGCACGGCCGCGTGCAAGACGGCGCAATCTACGTGAACGGGCAAAAGGTGGCCGAGGGGATCCACTGCCATTGGGCTTACGTCCCAGACCAGTCAGTTGCCCATTTGTACGTTCTTTCTCCCGATGGCTCTCTGGAATTGCGAGCGAAATATCCGGACGATTTCGTGCTTTTCACTATCGAGGAAAAACAGGAACTTATCGATCATGAGACAGAAGAGGTCATCAACAAAGAAATACATGCTTTTGCGCCGATCGGAGAACAAATCGGAATTCTTCGCGACCAGCTTGTGTGCGTCCTGAACGCGCTTGGCATAGAGCCCACGCCCGAGTTCGCCCGGCTCAACGAGATCGCCATCAAGGAGATAGAAGCGGCCAGGAAGAAGAAGGAGGCGACCGATGCCCAAGACGACCCCGCTTAGGGAGGACCTGAGCAAGCGGGCGGCCAGGAGGGAGGAGGCGAGGAAGATGAAGCGCCTCCGCCCGGGGCAGGGGCACAAGGTCGCGGACCTGATCGAGAACATCATCGCCCGGCTGGAGGCCATAGAGGAGATCTTGGGACTCAAAGAGTCGGAAGAATGAGGTGCGATCCGTCCCAGGCGTGACTAATGGCGACGAAGGCGGTCGGCAGCCACATATTCGACTTCCCGGCGCCGGTGGGGCGCCGGGTGAAGCTTTCGCCCTGGTCGGACCTCGCCGTGGCCCAGGTGCCCCTCAAGGCGACGGGTCCCTCGGCGCCCACGCTGGTCTCCGTCGCCGCGCCGCCGGGGTCGGTGGGCGTCCTCGAGCTGAGGCTCGAGTTCCCCACGACGAACGTGGACGACACGCCCCTCTATCGCTCCGAGATCGTGAAGGTGCGGGTCTATTATTCGACCACGAGTCCCGTGACCGAGAGCGACCCCTACTCGGACTTCCCGCCGGGCGAGACGCTCCAGTTCGGGGCCCCCACCAACGAGACCTACTACTTCGCGGTGAAGGTCCAGGACTCGCACGGCAACTGGAGCCCCCTGTCGAACGAGCTCTCAGGCAAGGCGAACGACGCCACCGCCAAGGCGACGGAGCACTGGGCGCACACGATCAACAAGAACGCGGTCTTCACCGACAACTCGCCCTCCTCGGGCTCGGTGGCGTGGTCCAACGTGGTCCTGTACTACAAGGGCGAGGCCTACGCGATCGCCGACGGAGACACCGACAAGCGCTACATTTGGTGGGACGCCGACTACCCTACGCAGTTCCAGACCGCCGACGACGTGCCCGACCTCACGAAGGACGACGTCATCGTGGGCTTCAACGACAACGGCACCTGGCGGCTGATGATCTACCGGCCGATGGTCATGGCAGACTACATTCGGGCCGGGGTCCTGCAGTCTTCGAACTGGGGCACCTCCGAGGGTTCCTATTTCGACCTCGACTCGGGGACCTTCAAGCTCGGTGGCTCTTCTGACCCTAAGCTGAGCTTCTACGAGGATCCGGTCTCCGGCTGGACCCTAAAGGTCAGGGGCTCGCTCATCGCCGAGAGCGGCTCCTCGATCCACGGCTCCTACATCGAGGACCTCACGGTAACGACCGCCAAGATCGCGGACGCGGCGATTACAGAGGCGAAGATAGCCGACGCGGCCATCTCATCCGCGAAGATCCAGGACGCGGCGATAACCTCCGCGAAGATAGCGGACGCGGCGATCACCAGCGCCAAGATCGCGGACGCCTCTATCACCACCGCCAAGATCGCCGACCTTGCCGTCACGAACGCGAAAATCCAGGACCTCTCCTTCTCGAAGCTGACGGCGGGGACGTGCGACGCCTCCCTGGTGATCGGGAGTTCCGGCTACATAAAGTCCCAGAACTACTCGGCGGGCTCGGACGGGTTCATCATCTACGGTTCCGGCGACGCGGAGTTCAACGACGTGACCGTGCGAGGCGCGATCATCACGTGCTCCGGTTCTCAGATCAACGCGGACTACATCACGTCGGGTACGATCACAGGGCGCACGGTTCAAACAGCTGCTTCAGGCGCCGCTTTGCGGGCTGCATTAGAAACTTCGGGAACTTATGCTCATTCTCTTGTTTTGACACGGTACAGCTCCATCTTAGGTGCATTTCGGGGCTATTCAGGGGGTGAAAGCGCCCTCGAACTGCGTTATGCAGGAGAAGGCCGGATTACAATAGACGCCTGGAGCGATAAAACCCTCATCAGCTTTTATGAGGTAGACGGGTTCCTCAGGGGAGGATCGGGAAACCCGGTTCATTTGGAATACTGCAAGGCCACGGACACTTGCTCCCTTTTCCGCTATTCGTACGTTGAGAAGTTCGACTCGAACGCCCCGACCTCGTGGACCGACCTGATGCTGACCTCGGAGAGGGCGCTGTGCCTTCTCCTGATAAGGAACAAGACCGCATCGGTGAACAACTACATCTTCCGGCCCAACGGCTTTTCCGACGAACAGCACATATACGTGGACCAATACCCGGGGGCCTTTGGGACCCGCGTCCACGCGACCGGAGAGAACTATTGCTGGGTCCTCACCGACGCCAACGGAAAGGTGGAGTGGAAGGCCGAGAAGTCCGGCAGCACGGAGGTCTACCTTCTAGGATACATCCCCGCCAAGAGCCTATGAGCGCCGGTCAGAACTCGAGCCTCAGCCAGAACAGCTCCGCCCCACCTCCGCTCCAGTAATGACCCGATTCGAGGGCGTAGTAGCAGACATGGCTCCAGCCGAGAGTCGCCCATCCCATGGAGAGGCCTATGTCGAACCGCAGCCTCACGTCGGAGAGGCGCCCGTAGAGGATGGGTATACCCAACGTGGGCGACATCCTTGCGAAGGCCGGTCCCGCGAGCGCGATGGAGAAGCCCAACTCAAGAGGCCCGGGGTTCCATGCGAAGGCGGCTTCGTATAGGAAGCCGTGTTGAGGCCACTGGACCCAGTTGAGCGTCAAGGAAGCCGAGGCACAGGCAGTGGAGCCGAGGAGTGATATCGCCGCCAACCCGAGGATCAGACTTCTCATGATCTCATTTTAGCCCCAAAGACAGTGTGGAGACAATCCTCCGGGCCGCCCTGCCGTCCCCGTAGACCTCCGAGGGGTCGGGGCGCCAGTCCCGCGCGAGCGCCTCCCGCGCCGCCCCGACGATCCTCCCGGGGTCCCAGCCCACGAGCTTCGCGTGGCCGGTCGCGACCGCCTCGTGGCGCTCGGTCCTCTCCCGAAGGATCAGAGTCGGCACGCCGAGGGCGGTCGCCTCCTCAACGACGCCGCCCGAGTCGGTGAGGACGAGCTTGGCTTCTTTCAGCAGCCCTACGAACTCGGGATACGGCAGCGGCTCGACGACCTCGACGTTCGTTTCCGTCGTGATCTCGTCCATCGCCCGGCTAACGTTGGGGTTGGGATGCCGGATCAGGACGAGGGGGATCTCCTTCGCAAGCTGGACGATGGCTCCCAGCATCTTCCGAAGCGGCTCCCCGTGCGCCTCTCTCCTATGCAGGGTTACCAGGACGTAGAGCTCTTGCTTCGGCTGCGGTTTGTACCGCTCCAGAATCCAGTGGAGGGCGTCCACGATCGTGTTCCCCGTCAGGTAGCGTCTCCCGGGAAGGTCCTCGAGGTTCGCGTAGGCCCAGGGCGTGGGCGCGAAGAGATCGGAGGCGATCTCGTCTATGCAGGCACGGCACGCCTCCTCGGGCCAGGGGTGCCGCAGGTCGCGGGAGCGGTAGCCCGCCTCCACGTGCCCGATCGGGATCCGGAGCAGGAACGCTACCCACGCGGCCGTGAAGGCGGAGATCGTGTCGCCCTGCACAAGGACATAATCGGGCCGCAGCTCCCGCAAGAGATCCCGGATCCGCTCGACCGCCCTGACGAAGAACGCCTCAGGCTCCTGGTTCGGTAGCATGAGGTCCAGGTCGTAATCAGGCCTCAAGCCGAAGACCTGGAAGGCTTGCGAGGCCAGGCTGCAGTGTTGGCCGGTCGAGATGAGGATGTGCTTAAGGCCCCGTCTCTTCAGCTCGAAGACCACCGGCGCCATCTTGATGATCTCCGGCCGCGTCGAGGCGAACACCGCGATCATGGGTTTCCTCCCTTCAAACTAGGTTTATCGAACACCTACAGGCTGGGTGCGCTGGGGGGGCCATGACCCCGATTGAAAACGGCTCGTCGAGAGGCCGCCGCTCGCCGTGGAGCGCGGAGCAGATAGGACACGTCCTTTCATCGAATGCCGTGACCCATTCCTTCATCGCGCCCCGCCGGATGACGCCCTGCCTCTGGGCCTCCCTCCAAGCCTCGAGGCGCGAGTGGTTCTGGGCGGCGATGAACTCCGTCCGGGCGATGGTCTCGGCGCGGCGGCGCAGCATCCTCCTCGCCTGGCGCGAGACGATCGCCTCGACCTTGCCCGGGGGCAGGCCCTCCTCGAGGAGCGCCCTCCTTCGGGCCATGAGGGCCCTGGCCTGGCGCTCGGTGAGGCCCACGAGGTCCCGGATCCTCCGCGCCGCCTCCTCGGGGTGCTCGCCCCACTTGATCGCCTCCGCAAGCAGCGCGCGCAGGCCCTTGGCCGTGGTCTCGGAGAGGTCCCTCGCCCGCGCCAGGCCGTACCGCCTGAGCCAAAGCGACGCGAGGTTCTCGGGCACCTCCATCCGCAAGGCGCGCGCCTCCCGGAGGAAGCCTTCCTCGAAGACCGGGACCAGCTCCTCGAGCGGGACCTGGTGGCGCTCGGCGAGGGGCTCCCGGTCGGCCTTCCAGAACTCCCGGGTCCGGCCGGTCCTGATCGCGCGCGCGAGGTCCCTGAGGGCCACCGCGGCTCCCAGGGTGAAGATCCAGCCCTGGACCTTGCGCACGTACTGGGTTTCGGAGGGCGCCTTTGCCTTGGCGACGACCATCTCACTCCTCTGTCTTGGGCGGCGGCGCGCCGATGAGGTCGCGCAGCCAGCGCTCGAGGTCCTCGTCAGGGAAGAGCTCCGCGCCGCCCTTCGCGAGGGCGTCGAGGATCTTGACGACGTCCTCGACGTCCGGGACGCGCGGCAGGTGGTACTGGAGCTTGGGCCAGAACTCCCTCGGGATGCCGTTGTATTCCATCAGCCGCCCCACGGCCTGCTGGTTCAGGGTGTCGCGGATCACGTCGAGCCAGCCCAGGAGGGCGTGCTCGAAGATGGACCTCTTTTCCCGCATGAGGGCCCACGAGCCCCGCTCGCCCTCGCCTAGCATGATGAAGTCCGCCAGGACGGTCTGGGCGATGGCGCGGTCGTAGCGCTTGATGATCTCCTCCACGTCGAACTGCCTCGAGCCCGCGGCGGAGAGGAGCTCCAGCTTATAGGCCTCGGGATGGTCGGGGTCCCGGGGCATGAGGACGCCCTCCTCCTCGTCCCGGCGCAGCCCGGCGATGAGGTCGAGGAGCTCATCCCGCAGGGTCTGGGCCCGGGGCTCGTTGGAGTCCCAGAGGTCGATGGGCGCGTAGATCACGGGGAGGCCCGCGAGGTCGCGCTCGACGCCGATCGCCTCGATCGTCTGGAGGCGCTTCTTGTAGTAGTAGGGCACGTAGGCCGCCCGCAGGATCGAGCGCCCCTCGGGGGAGCCCTTCACGGACTCGGTCCGGAAGAGGAGGCACTTCTCGAGGGGGAGGTAGCGCTGCTTGTAGTCGGGGGGCGCGACCTGGAACGCGCCCCTCACCCGCCCCTTTGAGTCGAAGTCCCACTTGGAGATCGTCTCCTGCGCCCGGAAGGCGAAGGAGCGCCATCCTATGCGGCCGTCGGAGAAGGCGGAGCGGTACCACTCGCTCTCCTCGTCGGGACCCCTCCGGACCTTGTAGTTGATCTCGAAGAGCGCAAACCCGTACACCAGGAAGGAGAGCACCTCGGACATGAAGTCCGCCCACGAGTGCTCGAGGTCCTCGATGCAGGTCTCGAGGAAGTGCGCCACCTCCCGGGCCTCGTCGGAGCCGTCGGCGGGCTGCACGACCCACCTTGCGGAGCGGATGAGCTGCTTTATGGCGAAGAGGAGGGCGGCGATGGTGGGGTCGGTCTCGATCATCTCCCGGTAGACCTTGCGCGCCTTCTTGCCCTTGAGGTCGGAGAGGTACTCCTCGCGCAGGGTCCCGCCCCAGCGCTTGAGGCCGGAGACGCCCAGTTCTACGAGGGGCGGCTCACCCCGTTTCGGGGCCTGCTTCCTGGCCGTCCGCCTGCTTTTGCTTTCCGCCATGCGACACCCGGCCCATCATGAGCCTGAGCCACTCCTTGCACAGCTCGAGGGCCTCCTGGCCCGAGAAGCCGTGCTCCACCAGCGCCCCCTTGAACTTCCCCAGGAACGCGGCGAGCTCCTCTAGGGCCTCCTCGGGGGCGGGGATCCTCCAGTCTCTCTGCATGGTGCCTCCATTTTAGGTTGCGCTTGGCACGGGCCGCAAGCCGAAGTATCCTAAGGCGCAACTCTTGGCTTAAGGAGGTGACGGAGACGTGGTGGACATCACGCAGACCCTGGCCCTGGCCCTGACCGGGGTCGCGGCGGTGCCGCTCCTCCAGGTGCTCAAGCGCTACCTGAGGATGGGCGACGCGCCGTTCGCCTGGATCGCGTACGCGTTCTCCATTCTCCTGGCGGTGGCGGCCTCGCTCCTGACGGGCAAGATCGCGCCCCAGGACCTCGCCGACCCGCTCGTTGTCTTCGGTCAGGGGTCGGTGGTCTTCGCGGTCTCTCAGGTGGTGTACCGCTCGCTGAAGGAGAAGCTCGGGACGCAGGGAGGTGGTAAGCCGTGAAGAGGACGCTCGCGGCCCTGGCCGCTGCGGCACTTCTGGGCGTCGCCGGACTCGGACACACCCTGATCGGGGTCGTCGGCAACTTCTACCCCTACCCCGAGGAGCCCTACTCCCTCTTCATGCCGGGCTTCGCGGTGGGGTACGACGCCGGGCCCCTCGTCGCGCTCTTCTCGGTGACCTCGGCCCTCGAGGAGGACGGGTGCTACTGGGTGCCGGTCACCCTCAGCGTCCTCCCCACCTGGCCGCTGCCGGGGAGCGCCCGGGGCTTCGTGGGGATCGACCTCTCGGGGGCGTTCAGTTACTGCGAGGAGGACGCGGGCTTCGCCTTCGTCGTGGGGCCGACCTGGGGGATACGGCTCGGACTGGACTGGGAGTTCGATATCGGCGCGAGCTGGCTGCACGTGGACGCCTCTTGGATCCTGCCCAGGATGTTCCAGCTAGGCGTGCTCTACGAGTTCGGCCCGATCGGCTCCGAGTGAAGGCGGAAGAGGAGCGGGGCCGGGGCCCTGTCCCGGCCCCTTTCTTTTGTCTTGGAGGAGGGAGGAGGTGGAAAGCCTCAAGCCCGTCCCCGAGAGGCTGAGACCCAGGCTCGAGGCGGCCTGGCTCAGGTACGAGCTCCTCTCGCGGGACATAGGGGACCTCGTCGCCAAGCGCCAGGCGATCGAGGCGGAGATCTCCGAGCTCACGAGGTCCGCCCTCGAGGAGCTGGGGCTGGACTGCGACCCGCGCAGGGTGCGACCCCGGTTCGAGGGCTACTGGCTCGTAGGCCTCTTGGTTCCCGAGGATGTGGCGGATAAGCGTGGAGACGGAGCCGGTTCCAAAGCTGAGGGCGAGGGGAAGGCGAAATCCTAAGGCCTACCTCCCCGGTCGGAAAGGGCGACGGATCATCTTCTACACGCCCAAGCGGACGCGGGAGTTCGAGAGGACCATCGCCTGGGCGTGGAAGCGACGCTACGGGTCCCTGCGCCTCGGCGGCCCCTTGGCGGTCGGGATCCTGCTCGAGGCGCCCTCGAAGCGGGGTGACATCGACAACCTAACGAAGAGCTCCCTGGACGGCCTCAGGGACGCCTTCAACGACCGCCAGGTCGAGGCTCTTCTGGTCGTCTATCTCCGTAGCCCCAGGCCCCGCGTTAATGCGGTGATCCTCCCCTGGAAGGCGGAGGCGGCGGGGCGGATCATCGGGACACTGGCCGACTGCCTGATGAGGGGCCGGAGGACCCGCGCCTCCAGAGCTCAGGAGACCCGCTGAAAACGTTTGAAAATCCGCTCCGCGGGGCCCGGCACGTATAACCCCTAGGCCCCGGCGCCCGAAGCCGAAAGAGAGCCTCTCAGTCGGGAGGGCGGTTCCGGCCAGTGCAGGACCGGCTTTCCCTTCTCAAGGAACTCCGCGATGCAGGCGAGGGCTTCCTCCGCGTCGCGCCGGTCGGCGAAGCTCGAGAGCGGCCTCGCCCGGCCGCAGGGGCCCAGCGCCACAAGGTCCCAGCCCCGGTTGCCTTTGCGCACCCGGAAGCCCCTCGCCTCGAGACACCATCCCCTCTCAACGTGGTGAACCCAAACCGGCATTCAAACCTCCTCCTTCGTCTTTGAATGGGGCGCTTCTACAGTTGTGAAAAGGGCGGCTCGGCAAATGGCAAGGGTAGGTTCGGGTTCAATCGCGTATACCTTTCGTGCCCCATCATCCATCCAGACTTCGCAAAGGTCGTAACGCGCAGACCATCGGAGTACAAGGGACCAGCCTTTTCGCCGAACTTCTTTAACCACCTCCCACGCCGCCGCGATGTCGGTGGAGGGATTCCAGTTCAAGCTTCCACCTGGAGTTTCATTTGCCCGCACAAAACCATCGTCATCCTTCCAGTAAGCACAGCCGGGCAGTGCCCCTTTAGTGGTGCGCTTCCGCCCCATCACCTTTTCGGCCACGAGCCAGTCAAGCTCGGGGCCGGGTTCCAGGTTAAGAATTTCCTCTCTAGTCACCAACCCTCCTTTCCCGCCGCGATTCGCGGAAAAGCCAGATGGCCGCCGCCAGGTGGAGCAAGGCCGCAACGCCAAGGCTCGCCGCAGTTTCTTCGCAACCGGTCGAGACGGTCAGCCAGGTGTTGAACGCCAGGAACAACGTAAAGCCCGCGTACCAGATGCACAAGACGGTCTTCATCTTTCCTACCACTCGGTTTCCACCACGACCGGCCAGCCCCACCTCTGGAGCCACGCCTCGAGGTAGCGCCTGAGGCCCTCGGCCGAGGGATCGGCCTCGGACACCCTCGCGACGAAGACCCCGCCCCTCCGCTCGACCTCGCGGCAGCTTAGGTCGCCGAAATTCACCGGTCCGGGGTCTCCGACCAGCCGACCCAAGCGCCCTTCGTCAATCCGACACACCACCTCCTCGTCAGGCTCATAGAGCAGGGTGATCAGGAAGTTCACGCAATTCCGGATGATCTCCTCCTCGGAGGGGCGGAGGTCCTTCGGGAACCGTTCCCATTGTTTCCGCGTCATGACGTAGAAGTACATGCTCTTTCGTCTCCTTGCGGCGCGAGCTCACCGCTCCGTACGCCCTCGGGCCACGGCCAAAATCCCGTGACCTTCACGTCGCCCCGAGGAACCAGTCTCGCCGCGGCCGCGAGCTTCTCCATCATCTGGACGATCTCCTGGGCGGCCTCGAGAGCCCGAGCGAGATCGCGGAGCTTCTCGGCCAGGAAAGCAAAGACTTCATCCTTCATCTTCCTCGTCTTTGATGGCGCGCAGCTCCCTCCGGGCGGTGACGTACAGGCGGTACACCTCCAGGAAGTCTTCGAGCGTCATCCCGACCAGGGACTTCCCGACCGAGTTCGCCGACGCGCGGACGGCGCAGGTCGGGACCCCCGAGGCAGTCTTGCCCTCCTCGAGGAGGCAGTGGACCGCGTCCTGCAGGGGCATGAGGGGCGGGAAGAAGAGGCAGCGGATGTCCCCGATCTCCGCCTGCCACCACCCTTCCCTCGCCCGGGAAGGCCCCACGTGCAGCTCTTCCTCGAGCCGCCTGAGCCACTTCGGCTTCATGATAACCCTCCTTGTTATTCCCAGTTCGTCGCTAGCCATTGCGCAAACAGCATCAAGCCCATCCCGACCAACATCCCTCCTAGGGCCGCACTGAGGAGAGCCTCCACCCCGTTTCCGTTTCCCAAGGCGCGGCACGAGGTGACGAAGCTCATGGCCGCGACGGCCCAGTCCACCAGCGCCAGGCCGAAAGTACCGTCCAGTCTCCGCCTCACAGCCACTCGACCTCCTCCTCTTCAAGGTCCTGCGCCCCGAGGCTCCCGAGGTCGAGGTCCTCGTGGGCCTCGAGCCAGGCCTCGGGGCGCCAGTCCCGCGACTGGCAGACGTCCCAGAACCCGCACCACTTGGGCGAGCAGATCCAGTGGTCCAGGCTCGCCGGGAGGAACACCCCGGTGCGGAGGGCGATCTCGATGCCGGTCTTGACCTGCCAGAAGAGGGCCCAGACCCGCTCGGGGTCCTCCTCCGCCTCGACCGGGAGGATGAGCGGCTCCTCCCTCCCGAGGACGAGGTTGTGGAGCTCCAGCCCTTCGGACTGTGGCCACAGCGCCTGATAGGTGTGCAGCTGAACCGCGTAGGCCCGCGACCGCTGCGTCGAGACCTTCCGCTTCGAGGTCTTCCAGTCGACGATCTTGGCGGCCTCCCTCAGGTCCGCGATCCCCACGACCTCCATCCCCGCCGGAGCGACGAACTTGGAGCGCCTCTCCTGGAGGGCGACGGGGCGGAGCTTTGGCACCTGTTTCTTGTGGTAACCCCGGAGCGCGACCCGGGCGTCCTCGAACAGCTTCTCGGGCTTGTCGTCCCGCCAGTCGGCGAGATCCCTTGCCTCCTTGAAGCCTTCGGCGAACACGTCCTCCACGACGTCGAGGGGCTCGGGCCGCTTTCCCTCGAGCACGGGCTGGAGCGCCACCTCGAGGGCCCTCTCCGTGAGGGACCCGATGAGGGCCGCCCCGGGTGGAGGGATCTTCAGTCCCTCCACGTACCGGAGCGCCCACATTCTTTGACAGCGGAGGAACGTCTGGATCTGGGATATCGACAGCCTCAACCGCACGGCGTCACTCCCACGGTCCGTTCGCGAGCGCGTCCGAGAGCTCCAGGACCGCCTTCCAGGTTCCGCGCTTGTACGCCATCTCGACCTCGGTCTTCGCGACGATGGCCCGCATCAGGTCGAGCACGAGCGGGACGAGCTCTGGCCGCAGGCCCCGGACGCCGACTCGGACGGATAGTTCGTCGGAGAGGGCCTTGGCGGCCTCCACCGCCTCGTTCACCTGGTCCAGGGCCTTGGGCCCGGCGGCGGCCAGGTGGAGCCGAGTCCGCTCCCTCAGGCTCGCCCAGAACCGGTCCAGCTCCCGCGACCGAGCGGTGGCCAGTTCCTGGGGTGTCCTGATCCGGACGTCTTCCAACAAACTTTCGAATCGGTCATTCATCTACCCTCGGCCTCATAATTGCTCCTCGAGCTCGGCCGACAGCTCGAGGATCTCCTTCCAGTGTTCGTGCTTGCCGCTTATTTCGACCTCGGTCTTGCAGAGCGCGGCCCGCATGAGGTCCAGGACCAGAGGCATGATCATGGGATCGAGTCCCGCCTCAGAGACCAGCGATCCAAGAGTAACACCCAAGGTCCTGGCGATCTCGGTTGCAGTGTCGATCTTAGTTTCGAGTTTCTTGGCGCCTTCCGAGTCTAAAGTCACCTTCTGATCGATGAACATCCTCGCTCTCAAAACGCGCCAGAACTGTTCGAGATCATCGTAGTCCCACGTCACCAAGTCCGAAGTCGTGCGTTCCCGGATACCCTCGATCAGCGCCTCAACCGGTTTCGGCATCGTATTCCTCCTCGAAGTAGGCGCTCGCGGCGGTGGCCATCCGCACCGCTGCCACCAGAGCCCTCTTTAGTGCCATCTTCTGGATGGTGTCCACGAGCGAGAAGATGTCCTCGTTGGGAACTCGGTACAGCACGGTCTTCCCGGCGAGGCGCTTGGGGAGGTGCTCCTTGTCGAGGCGCTTGGGGACCTGGGACTCGGGCACCCACCTGTACGCCCACTTCGACTCCTTCGAGTTGGCGGAGCCGTAGGCCACGGCCACGAGCCGGTCGTCCCGGTAGAGCTCGACCTTGAAGCGGTAGTAGAAGAAGGGCTGGATCCAGTCCTCGACCTCCTTGTCGATGGTGGCGTTGGCCCTGAGCCCGAAGAACCTGAGGATCTTCTCGGCCCCGGGCTTGAGGAGGATGGGCCGGTTGTTGGTCCCGGGCACGGGGCCGTAGTCGATCCCCGGCTTCATCACGCCCCGGATGAAGCTCCTGAACTGCTCGTAGAGGGCCTTCATCCAGCCGACGTCGGCGACCGGGACCAGGGCCACGTCGGGAGCGGGGACCTGCGGGGTCTCGAGGGGCGGCGCCTCGGCGGCCTCGGGGGTCTCGGCCTCCCGCGCCCAGAGGCCCACCGCGACGAGGTGGGGGCACGGCTTGACCGGCCCGCCCTTCGCCTCGGCGATCGCCTTCTCGAAGTCGTCGCAGGAGCAGTAGCCCTTCGCGACGCCCTCGTCCTGGAGGAACCAGACCTCCTCGCCCGCGACCTCGTAGTGGTCCTCCCGGACCTCGACCTTCCCCTTGAGCTCCTCGCCCTTCTTGAGGACGCTCTTGGGGGCCGTCCTGTCCAGCTCGAAAAGGAGAAACTCCTCTTGCCGTTGCTGTGCCATCACACCACCTCCTCAGGGTCCGCCAAGTGCCACGGCCAGAGCACCCGGCAGTACTTGACCGGCACGCGGGAGATGCCCTGGTCGTGCCGGACCAAAACTACCGGCCCCTCAGGGGAGCGCCAGGGCTTCTCCGCCAGGCCGGCGAAGTAGCCGACGAACCGGGGCTCGCCCCGGTCCCAGACCTCGAGGAGGACGTCGGAGTCCGCCTCGAGCCACCTCCGGAGCCGGTCCCAGGCGTCGCGCGGCCCAGGAGCCGGCCTCCGCCCGTAGATCCACTCGTAGAGCTGCCCGCCCGTTCCCCACCTGATCACGGTTCCCTCCTTATGTTGCCCGAAAGCTCGACCTCGGGCCACGGGGCGCCCCAGACCCTTTCCTCCCAGCCGTGGAGCCTCGGGATGGCCGCCGCCTCGAGCCGCCGGCAGAACGCCGCCGCCAGGGTCAGCTCCCAGTGCGGCAGCTCGCAGGACTGGTAGGCGTAGCACGCCACGGACTTCAGGACCTGGACCGGGTCGAAGCGGGACCAGTCCCAATCGAGGTCGAGGTCACGAGGCCTGACATAGCGCGCCCCGGGTAGGTCGGGAGCGTCGGGCCGCAGGCTGTACCGGTAACAAACCGAGGCGACGTTGGTCGCCCAAAGAACCCGGGCCATCGCCTCCTGGGCGGACCACACCCGCAGGTCCCAGAGCTGCCTCCGCCACGGCACGCAAACCTCCCAAGCTCCGGCGGCCCTCACGAGGTACACGACGTGGTGAGGATCGACCACATAGGCGCTCATTTCGCCTCCTCGTATTTGGCCCAAGGTTCAGGGTCCTGGAAGCTTTCGGGACTGGTCTTTATCGGCATTATGAGGGCGTCGGCCACGGTGTCCTCCTTCGAATTGCTGGTGGCGAGCTGGACGTATGCTGCCCTCTCGGGACCGAAGAAGCTGAAGAGCAGACAGAATGTCGGGTCCCGTGTCTCGGCCTTGATGCGCTTGGCCACCTTTAGGAGCTTCTCCAGTTCCGATAGACTGAACCCGATCCGGAACACCGGCTGATCGTCAATCCCGAAAAGGTGGTCCAGATCGACATCCTCATCGTCGGGCAGCGGTTGAGCCCGAAAGACCGCGGAGCCGATCTTGATGGTCCCGTCTTCCTCCAAGACAAGCTCACCCTTTATCTTGGCCATGTCGTCCAGGAGCTCTCTGGCAATTCGCCAATTGCCCCGGGCTGAACCCTGGGCTGTCCGGATGACGAGGTACCCGTCGGTGGCGTACGATCCCCAGGGATAGACGTGGAGATGCGTCAGGTGCGATCTGGTGGTTTCGGAGTCCTTCCAGAGCACGTCCTTGAAACCCGTCACCCAATGTTTCAACACGCTTGGAACTTTCATCTCGCCTCCTTTCACGGAACAACCAAAGATTTCAGGTTCTGGGGCCTGTAACCGGCTGCCTCCGCCACGTGGCTAGCCTCGATGGCAGGGGCAGCTTCTAAGGCCCTAATCGCCTCAGTACACCTTACGACCGCCAGTACGTCGCCCCAGGTTAATTGGAACTCTTCAGCGGCCTTGAGGAGCAACTTCTGGGCGTCGGCAGTAAAACAGTGCAAGACCCGGGCGATTGAGGTGGTGTATCCCGACCGCGCCCTCTCAACCTTGCGGGCGATATCCTGTAGGGACTCGCCCCTGCGGCCGTTAAGGAAGTCCCGTAGTTCATTTCGATCCGGAGGATGGACAGCGACCCAGAGGTCCGCTTGCTTCAATGCCTCTCTCCAGGTCAGTGACCGCTGATGTACCTTGATCTCCTCGGGTGTGCAGCTACAGGGCCGGGGTGAACCCCAATTCCCGCAGGGACATAAGGTCAATTCGAACGTGTAGGGAACGTCCAGAGAGGAGGCGGCCTCGGCGAGGACCCGGGCCGCCTCCCGGTCGAGGGCGACGAGGGCGACCTTGAGGCCGCCCACCGCCGCCACCTCGATCGCCCGCTTCGCTGCTAAATTCCCGGTTAGTTCCTCAAAGGCAAGCATGGACGCTCTCCTTGCACACTACGCTCGCGCCAAAGTTCCCGACCTCGACTGCGATGACTTCATATCCTTTCTTCACGAGGCGATCGACCTCAAACTTGAGCTCCTTTAGGATTCGCCGCAGCTCGTGCTGGTTTCGCTCTTCGCGGGCGTCGAAATACCAATCGATGTGGATCGGCACGGTCCAGTCCCGGCCCAGGCCCTCGCCGTAGGCGGCCCAGGACGGGAAGCATTCGCCCTCTAAGGTCCTGTACTCGAAGAGCTCGGAGTCGGGCAAGCGGGTGTCGTAGACCGGGACCGGGAACTCGACGCCTAGTAGCTCGCTGCGTCGGAATCGCTTCCTCGCGGCCTCAGGACTCAGCAACATCACACCACCTCCTCCACGTCGATAACCGCCTCGCACCAGGGGCACTGCACCGTGAGCCCCAAGGCGCGGACAACTTCCCCGAGGCCGAACCGCTTGATGAGGGCCTCGACCTCCTCATCGCAACTCGCCCCGGGCCTAACGCGCGCCAACCGGCGCGCCCCAATCACCCGGCCCTCCCCGTCCCGGACGAGGTCGTCGGGGACGAGGAGGTCGTCCCGGCCCGGGCAGGCCGCGGCCACGGCCCGGGACACGATGTAGTAGACCCCGGGCCGAGGCTCCGGGAGGCCCTCGACCCCGGCGGCCACGGTCTCGACCACCGGGACGCCAAGGACCTCCCCGGCCTCCCGGACCTCCATCCGCACCCGAGGGCATCGTCCCTCGGGCGGGATCTCGATCTGAGAACCATCCGGTTTCACGAGGGTTACCTTATGAGGCGTCAGGTTAACAAGCTTCATGACACACCTCCTTCACGCTGGCAGGGTCAGCTGGTCCAAGTCGAGCTTGAACCGCTGGCCCACGAACCGAGGTGCTGGAAGGATAGAGGTCACATCTACCCGATGTAGTTTCCCGTAAGCATCGCGATACCGGGGAAAGATCTCGATAAGCTGGTTCCGCAGGACTCGGGAACCGAACCAATCCAGGGCCCGGTTCCCCGGAATGGTGGCGCACCCCACCATCCTCCGGCCCGGGGCCCATATTTGGACCTCCAGGCCGAGGTGGGACTCGCCGACTACCCGCAGCTCAACCTTCCGCCCCATTGTCCACCTCCACCTCAAGGTTCGCACCGCACCGGGGGACACCGGACCGTGCCCCTTAGCGCGCGAAGGACCTCTTCGAGTCCGAACCGGTCGATGAGGTCTTGGACCGCTTTCCCCACAAGGTCGCTTGGGGATTGCGACTCGGATGCAAGGACTTTGTAGAGGGACCCGTTCTCCAGGACCGGGGCCTCGGGGTACCGTTCTCTAATGCTCCGGCCCCGCACCCCCACGACCTCGAATCGGCCGCCGCCCAGGTAGCGGAGGTACAGCCGCCGGGGCTCCTGGCGGCCGGAGCCGGTATAGTAGTCGGCCCCAATCTCGATCACGACACCCACGGGGACTTGATCGAGGCGGAAGTTCCGCCCCGAACGGTCCACGAACTGCCGGTGGACCTTCCCGTCCTTGACGCCCAGCATCGCAACCCAGTTCCGACCGCGACGGTGGGACTCGAAGATGGGCATTTCCGCCACTTTCCCGCTCTCGAAGACATTGAGCTCTATAACCATCCCGCCCTCCTTTTGAGTTCCTGTGCCCCGGCCCAGGCTGCGAAAGCGGTCTGCAGGGCCAGCGCGATTGAATGTTCAAGAGAGTAGCCTTCGCCCACGGCCAGCCGGACAACGGGGTTCCGCCCTGCCGCGATCTCTTCCAAGGTTTTCCTATAGGCTTCGCTTTCGAGAAAGGGACGCGGTCCCCTCACCGTGAGGTGCCCAGTTAACCGATCGAGCTGGACTTCAAAGCTGCCAACCTTCGCTTTGTTCATCCCGCCCTCCTTTCTACCTTTATTATAGATCATTCATCCCGCGTTGTCAAGCCCTTGCAGGCCGGACATTTGTCCCCTATAATGGGAACCATGGCGACCACGAGGCAAGCTATAGGCGCGTTGGTGAGGGCACATCCGGGCCGGTACTCGAAGTCCGAGCTGGCCCGGATGTTCGGCGTCTCCAAGGAGCGGGTCCGCCAGATCGTCCTCAAGGACGGCCTGGAGCCCTACCTCCGGCCCCGGGGCTCCCCCGGGCGGCCCCGTCCCCGCTGCGCCCGGTGCGGGAGGCCCGTCTCCCGCGGCGCGAGGCTTTGCGCCGACTGCTACGCGGAGCTGCGCTGGCGGGGCACGGTCACCCTCCGGTGCCACTGGTGCGGGCGGGACTTCGCCCTGCCCCTCTCCCGCTACGAGGCCAAGCTGCGGGCGGGGCAGAGGCGCTTCTTCTGCTCCCAGGAGTGCCGCCTCGCCTGGTGGGCCCAGACCCTGAAGGAGGCCCACCGGAAGGCGTTCAGGACCTGAGGAAAGGGAGGGCGAAATGGGGCGCGACAGGCCTGAGACTGCCTCCCTCCGTCTTTCCCATCTCCTTCCACCCCTTTCACAGGAGGAATACGAGGCGCTGAAAGCAGATATCGCCGAGCGAGGCGTCCTGGTCCCGGTTGAATATGATGAGGACGGCAACATCTTAGACGGTTATCATAGGGTGAGAGCCTGTCAAGAGCTGGGGATCAAGGATTGGCCTCGGATCGTCCGCGTCGGACTGACCGAGGAGGAAAAGATCGAGCATGCGCTTTCCTTGAACCTCAACCGACGCCAGCTCACCAGAGAACAGAAGCAGGAGATCGCCAAACAGCTCCGAGAAAGAGGATGGAGCCAAAGGCGGATCGCCCGCGTTCTCGGCGTTACGCAGCCAACGATACACAATTGGCTAAAAGATAAAGGTGATAAAGATTTATCACCTGAAAAGGTCGAGGGTGCAGATGGCAAGCTCTACCCCGCACGCAAGAAGAGACGATCCGCGGTCTTCGCAGCCACGGAGCGCGAACACGAGAGGGTGCAGGAAGCTCTCGAAAAGACTAGGGAGAATTTGCCAGGCAAGATCTTGACAGCCCAGCGGCTCGCCCGGATCGCACGGGAGACCATCGCACAAGAGGCCGAGACGGGAGAGTTTCCGACCGCGAAGGAGGGAGACATTGAGATCCGCCTTGGAGACTTTCGCGACGTACTGGGCGACCTGGAGGGCGAGGTCGATGCGATCATCACCGATCCGCCTTACGGAAAAGAATATCTCAACCTTTATTCGGATTTGTCTCGGGTTGCCGCGACGCTTCTGAAACCGAGCGGCGTTTTGGTTGTCATGGTCGGGACGCTCCACTTGCCGGATTACCTCGCACGCCTCATGACCCACCTGCGGTACCGGTGGACCTGTGCGTATATCGCCCAAGGGCCGCGTACCCGAGTATTCCCGGCACGCGTCGGGACTGGCTGGAAGCCCCTGCTCGTCTTTACGCGCCAGGACGCGGCCGACACTAAGTTCCTTAACGATGACGTTTTTTACGCTGCAACGCTTGCGCAAGATGGAACCGGGAAAGTGCGTCATCCTTGGGAGCAATCAGTAGCTGGCTTCGCGGAAATCGTAAAACGCTTCACGAATCCGGGCGACCTCGTGGTGGATCCGTTCCTCGGCAGTGGAACGACGGCTGTGGCCTGCCGAGACCTGGGGAGGCGTTTCGTGGGCTGCGATATCGACCCCAAGGCGGTAGCGATAGCGAAGGAGCGTCTCGCATGAGCATGGAAGAGCGCTATGGCACGCGAGATTTGACATACTCCTCGTGGCACAGGACGTTACATCCCTCCTTGCATTACATCGACCTTGATGCGGTTGAGTATTGCGCCCGCTGCAAGGAGCCTTTAGCCCTCCTAGAACTGGCCCAGGACGTTGGTCAGACCTCCAAGACCACCACAGTGCTTCGGAAGCTCGCCCGCAGGAGCAACCTCCCGGCCTACCTTGTGTTCTGGAAGAAGGAGGGAGACAGCATAAGCCAATTTCGGATTCGCCAGGTCTGGCCAAATTGGGGCGAGGAACAAACCATGAGCCCGGAAGAATACGAAGGCTGGTTGCTCTCCCTCAGGTCGGGGCATCGATGCCCCTTGGCTTCCTCTGGGAGGTGGCATGATGACGACAGAAGAGTTTCTTGAAAGGCTAGATGGGGTCCGCCAAATCTCTCCTCAGAAATGGATGGCCCGCTGCCCCGCCCACGACGACCGCCGCCCCTCCCTCTCGGTCCAGGTGGTCGACGACAGGATCCTGATCCATTGCTTCGCCGGTTGCTCGCCCCAGGAGATCGTCGGGGCCCTCGGCCTCGACATGCGGGACCTCTTCCTCAAATCCGACTCGCAGAAACCGGAAACGAAGGGGATCCCCGTCGCCGCCTACGTCTACACCGACGAGCAGGGGAATCCCCTCTACCGGGTCGTCCGCTATTGGGTTCCCGACCCCAAGAGGCCGAAGCGCTTCGGCCAGGAGGCATGGAACCCGAAGACCGGGACCTGGGAGGGCGGGAAGGGCTGCATGACCCGGGTCCGGAAGGTCCTCTACCGCCTGCCGGACCTTGTCTCGGCGCCCCGGGACGAGCCGGTCTGGCTGTGCGAGGGCGAGAAGGACGCGGACCACCTCGCATTCCTCGGCCTCTTGGCCACCACGAACGTCGGGGGCGCCCTCGGCTGGCGGCCGGAGTACGGGACGTACCTGGCGGGCAGGAAGGTCTACATCCTCGAGGACAACGACGACGCGGGCTCCCGCCGCACCGCCCTCCTCGCGGAGGACCTCTCGGGGATCGCCGCCGAGGTCAAGGTCATCCAGCTCCCCGACCTGGGCCCCGGCGAGGACGTGACCGACTGGCTCCTGAAGGGCCACACCGTCGAGGAGCTCCGGGAGATCGCCGAGGCGACGCCTCCCTACCGCCCCCGCACCGCCGCGGTCATCAAGGGCTCGTTCGGGATCTACTCCGTGGAATGGCCGGAGCTCAACGTCGCCGCCAAGGTCGAGGGCGTGGACATCTCGCCCAAGGACGCGACCGTGGTCGCCTCCTTCTACGCCTACGGGCGGCAGGTCATGCCCCGCACCAAGGTCAACCTCCTCTCCGCCTCCACCCGCTCCAAGCTCGCCAAGGAGCTCGAGAAGAGGGCCCCGATCGACCTCTGGGACCGGCTCGTCGAGGACCTCGCCTCCCGCCTGGTGGACAGGGAGCGATTCGGCGAGCCCGTCGAGATCATCACCGACGAGAGCGAGTACGAGGAGACCGGCTACCTCGTGGAGCCCCTGCTACCCCTCGGCCTCCCCTCGATCGTCTACGGGGACGGCGAGAGCGGGAAGACCATGCTCGCCATCCTCCTCTCCATCCTCGTCTCCTCCGGCGAGTCCCTCCCCGACCTCGGCCTCGAGGTCCGCCACCGAGGGCCCGTCATGTTCCTGGACTGGGAGGGCACCCGGCACGTGTTCGCCCGCCGGGTCCGCCGCCTTTGCAGGGGCCTGGGCCTCAAGGCCGCGATCCAGTACGTGCCCTGCAGGGTCCCCCTCGCCCTCGACTTCGACCGGATATCGAAGGCGGTGCTCGAGTTCGACCCGATCCTCGTCGTGGTCGACTCCGCGGCCCTCGCCGCCTCGCCCGACCTCAAGGACCCCCTCGACACCGCCAAGAGCGTCATCTCGCCCCTGGCCCAGCTGGGGCGCACCTCCCTCGTCATCGCCCACACGCCCAAGGGCGGCGACTCCATCTACGGCTCCGTCTTCTTCCGGAACCTCGCCCGCTCCGTCTGGCGCGCGAAGGCCCACCGCGACCCCGACGAGCCCCACCTCGACGTTGTCCTCGTCCACGACAAGGCCAACGAGGACCGCCGCCGCCTCCCCATCGGCCTCCGGTTCGGCTTCCTCGAGGACCGCACCGTCGTCAAGTGGACCAACCCCGCGACCGTCCCCGAGGTCGGGCCCTCCGCCGACCCCAAGGGCGCCGTCATCGCCCTGCTCAAGCGCGAGGGCGCCATGTGCGCCGCCGACATCGCGAGGGCCCTCGACCTCAAGGAGAGCACCGTCCGCTCCATCCTCAACCGCCTCAGGGCGAACGGGCGCGCCACGGTCGTCCGCTCCCAAGGGCGCCGCAAGTACTACGGCCTCGTCACCTACGAAGAAGAGGAAATCCCGTTCTGAACCATGCGCGCGAATGCAACGCTTTGCAACGTTTCAGTTCCCTTGCGGGCTCAGGGCCGATTTTTGATTCAATTTGGAGTTGCAACGCATTGCAACGTTTCCGCATCGAATGCCCTAGCAAACCGGCTTTCCGGCCGGCCCGCCCCGAAACGTTGCAAATGCGTTGCGAAGCGTTGCGCGTTTAAGCTGTTCCAGTTCCCAACTGCGTTTTCCCTGCAACGTTTTTCGCCAATAATATACTTCTTACGTTGCGTTGCACCGGGGCCTTATATAAGGCCCCGGTGCAACGCATTGCAACGTAAAGAAGAAATTAAAGAAGGGAACCGGAAAATCCCGGCGCCGGGTTGCGTCCCAATCCGTTGCACGTGCAAC